CGGGTTGGTCGGATGATGGTGTCAATGGATTCTTTCCAAGTGGCATTCCTGTTCCATTTTTGAAAAAAGTACATAAGAGAAAACGAAGAAAAAAGTGAAAGGCGAATGATATGCCCGTAGATAATCCATTAAGTGGTCTCTCTCCTGGTCAAATGGGAGAAGTTTTGCGTAACTTAGACCCAGGTGATATTTTGCCAATAGAGATAGACAATGTGATATATGAGATACCTGTCCCTGTGTATTTACTAATAGATAATCTTGTGAATCAGATTAAACACATATCGGAGATAGATGGAATACCGATCAATTAAGGGGAAGAGGCATTACGTTTTTGATAGTGTTGATGAGATGGGGGATCATCTTAATGGAGAGACTCCCAGAGTTTTAGATAATTGGAGAAAGGGGCAGGAAGGAGATTGGGTACTAAGCGATGACGGACGAATTATTCAACTACTCAAGGTTAAAAGAGATTTTAAACATCCCAACGACAGGAAGAATTACAGATATGCTCAAGGTTGGGTTAGGACTGTTGTTGGAACTTTTCTTAATCGTGATAGGTCTTTTATGGATACTGATTTTGGTAAGCATAAAAATCGTTACACCTTTAGTGGAAAACATAAGAATCCTAATCGAGCCGTTAAGACCAGAAAAAAAGTAACAAAAAAGGAAAAGGTATTTGCAACGAATGTGGCTGTCGGCAAGGGAGTGGTGAGTGCTTATAAAGATGCATTTGGAAATATCCCTGATGAGAGAGCCAGGCAAAAAGGAGTATTATTACTTAAACAGGAGCGTGTAATGAAAGAAGTTGAGAAGTCTGTTCTTGACGTAGCTAAGTCTCTTGGTGTTGACCATGAGTATATTTTGAGAAGTTTTAAGTGTTTGGTAGAGAACAGTGATGATGAGAACATAGTTCTTCAGAGTACTAAGGAGCTTGGAAAGGCTATTGGCACTGTTGGGGGAATACAAACGCGGAGCCTTGAGATGGGCCTTTACGGAATGGTTCAGGAGTTTTCTCCTGACGAGCTAGAAGAAGCCACAAGACCGAAATTGGAGGTAGAAAATGGTGATATGTCCGAGGTGCTCTAGTTTAAGAGTACATAAAGATGGCGTAAGGAAAAATAGTACTAAGCATGACGTTCAGGTATATGAATGTCAGGGATGTAAGAGAAAGTTTACTATCCCGATAGTTGATTTTATTGCTGAGAAAGAGGAGACGGTATCTCCTGGTGAGATAGTTACGTACGAAACTGATGAAGTAGTTCGTATTCATGGTCTTACTGATATGCATGTTGGGGCCAGGGAATTTGATCTAAAGAAGTTTCAAGAAGCTGTTCAGATTATATATGAAGATGATAATGCTATGTGGTTTGGTAATGGAGATATGATAGAATGTATCCCCCCTCATTACAAGATTAGTCAGCGTGGTCAGCACATTAGCCCAGATGAACAACATCTTGCTTTTCTTGACATCATAAAACCGATTATTCACAAGTGTTTATTCATAAGAGGTGGTAATCACGATTATCTTAGAAGTATTAAGATGCTTGACTATGATGTAAGTAGGATGATAGCAAGAGAATTGTGTGTTCCATATTTCAAGTTACCAGGATACTCAGTCATCACTGTTAAGGGTAGCACTTGGAATCTTGTAACTGGTCATGGTCATAGTGGAGCTAAGAATGGTGATTTAGAGCTTGACAAGCTGGCTGCTGTGTATAGCAAGGGAGATGTATTCTTCTTAGGTCATAACCACCAACTCTATGCCAAGCCTATTGATTCAATCAAGATTGTAGACAATGAGGAATCGTTGCACAGACGGTGGTACATTAGAGGAGGAAGTTTTTTAAGATATGCAGAATATGCGAGATATGCGATTTACCCAGTTGTGAGAACAGGTTGGGTAACCATTGAATTTGATAAGGATGATATAAATTGTTGGACCAACTAAAGAAGATTGAATCTGAGAGGTATGATCCGTCAGGTCTTAATCTTGGTGAGTCTATATCTGAATTAAAGAGAATCGCAGAAGAGATAAGTATAGTAGGAATAATACAGGGCAATAGTGAAGATGTTGTAAAACATATGTGGATTAAAACTATCATAGAGCACATGGAAATACCGGAGCTAGTAGGCCATGAAGAAAAAGACAACCATATCGAAGCATGATATTATTAGAGCAATTAAATCATTACGGATTAGAATGGACAGGTTGTACAGTATATTACTCATTCAACAGCAAGAACTCAGAGAGTATATTGAGTACATGGGACATTCAAAAGAGTTTGAGGAGTACTTGACAAAAAAGTATGAACGTGAACAGCCAGAACGTGACGGAAGCGGAGGGGATACTCGAACTAGCGAAAAGTGACCTGATTGCTTTTGGTAAGTTATTTCTTCCTGACGACTTTAAGAGGTCTGAGACCCCACCATTCCACTACGAGATTGCAGACTCCATAGATGACAAGGAATGTAAGCAACTGGCTATTATTGTTCCACGTGGTCATGGCAAGACCGTTTTAACTAAGGCTTCCATCTTAAAAGACTTTTGCTTTGCCGATGAGTTGAGATTCTATGCTTGGGTATCCGCTACCCAGAAACTCTCTGTTGGTAACATGGATTATGTTAGGTACCACTTTGAGTATAATGATAGACTTAAATATTACTTTGGGCCTATGAAAGGTTCTAAATGGACAGAGGAAGACATTGAGACGAGAAATGGGTGTAAACTAATTTCTAAAAGCAATGTCGCTGGTATCCGCGGTGGAGCAAAGCTCCACAAGCGATACGATCTTATCGTGCTCGATGATTTCGAGCATGAAGCGAATACAATAACTCCTGAAGCGAGGGCTAAAAATGCGAATCTTGTTACTGCCGTTGTACACCCTGCTCTGGAGCCTCATACTGGTAGGCTCCGTGTTAACGGTACTCCTGTACACTTTGACAGTTTTATTAATAACCTTCTTGGAAATTATGAAAAGGCGACAAAGGCGGGTCGAAAATTCGCTTGGAAAGTTATTACATATAAGGCTTTTCTCGAAGATGGGGGGACTTTATGGCCTTCTTTCTTCGGGAAAAAGAAATTAGAAGAGAAGAAAAGATTTTATCGGGACTCTGGCCAGCCGTCAAAGTTCTATCAAGAATATATGATGGAGGTTATGAGTGAAGAAGATGCTATGTGGAAGAGGGAAAACATCAAAAAGTGGGAAGGATACTACCAACACCGTGATGGGGTTAACTATCTCGTACAAGACAAAGAAGAGAAACCTATCAATACGTTTATCGGGTGTGACCCTGCTACTGACATTGATACTAAAGAATCTGATTATAGTGTCATTATGGTTGTGGGTGTGGATACAGATAATAACCTATACATTCTCGAATATGAAAGGCATCGAAGTATCCCAACCGTTGGGTCAAAGAATCCAGATGGTAAATTGATAGGGAAAGAGGGTGTTGTAGACATAATCATCAAATTATACAATAAATATCACTGTACATCGTCTACTGTAGAGGATGTGGCGATGAATAGGTCTATTTTCCAGTCATTAAATGATGAAAGAAGACGCCTAAATCGCTTTGATATAGCCGTTATACCCGAAAAACCAGGCGGAACTCAGAAAAGAAACCGTATTTTTAGCGGATTAAGCGGTAGATTCAGCATGGGAACAGTGTATTTAAGGGACAATCACTTTGATTTACAGCATGAAATTCTTACATTTGGTCCGAGAATGGCCCATGATGATACAATCGAGAGTTTATACTACGCAAATGTTCACGCATTTCCCCCTAATTATAAGAGGTCCAAGGATAATAAGAAGAAATGGTTCAAACCAAAACGAAAGGCTAAGCCTTGGGTGGTTGCATAAATGGCTGTAGCTCCTAAAGGAATAAATAAAGAGAATATATCTAAGGGATTACACGCTAGTTTAATGACAGCGGGAATGATACCGGGTGTAGGTGTGGCTGCTGATTTAATTGATTCTGCTCTATATGCAAGTGAAGGGAATATTAAAGACTCTTTATGGTCAATATTAGCTGCAGTTCCATTGATAGGAAGTCTTGGCGCTTTTGTTAAGATTAATAAAAGAGCAAGTAGTAAGCTTCTTAAAGTTCTTTCTGAGGGAAGGGAACCTGGTAAAATAGATATTTTTAGAGGTGACGTACGTAATCCAGTAGAGATATATAAAGATTTTAAAAGACAAGGAAATGTGTATCGTGGTGGGAAAAGATATAAAGGGTCATTGTATGGTACTCAGAGTCCTTTAATAGCTTCTGGGTATCAAGATTCAGCCTCTTTGGGAAAATTAGCTGAGAGAGAAATAGTGGGCACCCCATACACAGGCAACTGGGATATTTATGATAACTTTTTTAATAATCCCCCATCGGGAGGAACTTTATTACATTTTAGAATTGATGAGGATAAATTAATAGATAGAGTTGTTGGTGGATCAGATTGGAGGTCATTAGGTAGAATTGGAGAGGATGTTGGAAGTAGGGGTATATTAATGCCAGGGGCGAGAGAATTAGAATTTCCAGAAGGATTATTGGAGGAGTTTGTACATAAGATATATAAAGCAGAGGATGTAGGTAAGAGAATAAAACTTCCCAAATTATGGGAATCACGATAGTAATAGGAGAATAGTAAAATGGCAAGTGGAACAGGACCAATGAAAAAGAAAAAGAAACCAGCCTTTTC